ACAGTTGGTCAGGGAAATGATGGTGGTGATGGTACTGCACTGGGGACTTACCAGTGTAGTGGTGGTGGCGGAGGATCTGGAGCAGTTGGAGCCGATGGAGTCATGGGAGGATCGGACGGACAAGCTGGTGCTGGAGGTGTTGGAACATCAAACTCAATAACTGGATCAGCCGTTTACTACGCAGGTGGAGGTGGCGCTGCAGGAAATAATGCAGGCGTAACAAAGGGAGCCGGAGGAAATGGTGGTGGTGGAGCCGGTGCGGAACATGCTAGTAATGGTGTTGCTGGTACGGCTAATACGGGTGGTGGCGGTGGTGGTAGTGGCGCTGGAGGTGGCGGTGGCTCATTATCTTCAGGAGCAGGTGGAAGCGGTGTTGTAATAATTAGAATGCTTTCTTCTCAATACACAGGAACCGTAACAGGAAGCCCCACCGTAACAACAGATGGAAGTTATAAGGTTGTGAAATTCACGGGCAATGGGACATATACAGCATGAAATATTTTGCAAAACTAGACTCGGAAAATAAAATTATTACTGTCAATGTTGTCAATGAATCTGACGCACCAACTGAAGAGGATGGAATTTCCTTTTTGAAAACCATCTTTGGTGAGGATTCTAAGTGGGTACAGTCAGGTATAGAGTCAAGGGGAAATGCTATTGTCGGTGAAACATACAGTGTGGAAAATAATTTATTCTCATCTCCACCAATGCTTGAAGGTCCTACGGATCAGTGAAGTTATAACATGGCACTAATTCCGGTTGAAAACGTTGATATGTGCGGAATCGCATAGGAGAAAAATATGCCAAGATACAAATTAGTAGATGGTGTGCGACTTCAATTCACCCCAGAAGAAGAGGCCGCTAGAGATACTGAAGAGGCTGCATCGAATGCAGGTGCATTTGATAGATCTATGGTAAATCTAAGATCAGACCGCACTAACAAGTTAGCTGCAACAGACTGGCATGGCCTTTCTGATGTGTCTATGTCTGCCGCTATGAGACAGTATCGTCAAGAGTTGCGGGATCTTCCTTCCGGTCTAACAACGGCCGATCAAGTGAAAGCAGTGGTATGGCCTACTCAGCCATCTAGTTAAATGGCTTTAGTACCTGTAGAGAATGTAGGAGAAGTTGGTATTGTCAAGGATATTAATGCTTGGCAGCTTCCACCTAATGTCTGGACAGATGGCAATAATGTAAGAGCAGAACATGGCGCTATTCAGAAATCTCCGGGATACCTAGAGGTTATGGAGTCATGCCCTATTGTTCCCTATTACATTACTAACTTAGAAATCGGGGGTGCTAACTACTGGATTGTTGGTGGACTAGCAAAAATCTATGTGTGGGACGGATCATCTTGGACTGACCTAACTAGATCATCTGGTGGAGATTATTCCGCAACTGCTAGAGAAAATTGGACTTCTACCGTATTAGGTGGAATCCTTATAATGGCTAACGGTTATGATGACCCTCAATTCTGGGCGCTATCTTCCGGTATTCCTTCTACTGGAACAAAAATGGCGGATCTTACCAATTGGCCCGCAAGCACAGAATGCTTCTCAATGAGGGCTTTTCGGTCTTTCCTGATTGGTCTTAATGTTACCAAATCATCAGTGCCTTATACACGCCTTGTTAAATGGTCTACTGAAGCGGCAACACAAACCGTGCCATCCTCATGGGACGAAACTTCAGCAACAGTCGATGCTGGAGAATATGAATTAGCAGATACTAGAGGCAGAATATTAGACGGCCTTCCCCTTAGAGACTCTTTTATGATTTATAAAGAGGACTCTGTATATGAGATGACGTATGTTGGAACACCTTTCATTTTTGCTTTCCGGCAGATCTCCCCAACCGTTGGTGCGTTGGCAAAGAACTGTGTAAAGGAATATGATGGGGGTCATTTCATCTTTGGAAACGGTGATATGTATATTAATGATGGGCAAAGATTAATATCCATTTTACCTCATACAATGAGAGATTATGTATACAACAATATTAATGGGGATGAATATGAGAAGTGCTTTGTTGTGGCTGACTATGGTAATACCGAGATGTGGGCTTGCTATGTATCAGCAACAAACGCTACTAACGCCCAATGTGATAAAGCTCTTGTTTGGAACTGGGCTAACAAATCACAACAAACTCCGTATGGAACCTTTACTGAGCGTGATATACCAAATCTTGGCTATATCGGCTACGGTACGGAAGGTGATCCACTAGCACCGGGTTCATGGGCGGTAGCAACAAGCACATGGGAAGATGACACGCTTAATTGGAATCAATCAGCTTCCACATCATTCTTTAATCAAGCGGGTAAAACACTTGTATTTACCTCACCAACAGACGAAAAGATATACCGGCATAATTCCGGTAACCAGTCCGATACTACTGACATGACGGCGTATATAGAAAGAACCGGACTCACCATTGATTCTCAAGGGGCGAATAATCAGTCAATGGTTAAACGCATAACTGCCGTGTATCCTAAAATGTCTGTATCTTCAACGAACACTGTTAATGTATATCTAGGCCATCAGATGTCTACTGAAGAAGCTATTACTTGGGAAGGCCCACAAACATTCAATCCCAACACACAAAGCAAAGTTCCATTTAATGTTACCGGAAAATACATAGGTATTAAGTTTGAGTCTACAGGTAATGAAACTTGGAGGCTTGATGGTTATGCTCTAGACATAAAGAATGCCGGTATGCGGGGAAGTAAGAGCTACTAATGGCTACATATAAAGACAGAGTAGTAAAGTCTGTCACTCATTATGAGCCGGGGCCATTACCTACCGATGACAGAAATTTAGGTATTTACGTTTCTACAGAGCTGAAACGTTTAGGAGACATATTATTCAATCAAGCAACATTCAGACTAGAGAGAACGCATGAAGCGCCGACAAGACCGAGAGGCGGTGATATCAGATACGCCGATGGGTCGAACTGGAATCCGGGATCGGGCGAAGGAATCTATTTCTTCAAAGAATCCACTACAGCATGGGTCAAACTGTAGCATAGCTATAGTTAGTCCCGATGATCTTCATGTTATCTGGGATAGGGTAGAACCCTACTTAGAGGCTGTTATTGAAAAGTCTCAAGGTGAAGCTGTTCTTGGGGATTATTACGAACATATTTCAACCGGAGACATGCAGTTATGGGTGGCTATAGAGGCCCCGGAAATACTGGCATGTATGGTTACACAAATAGCGCCGTACCCAAGCAAAAGAGTTTTAAGAATAATATCTTTAGGTGGAATGCAAATGGACAGTTGGATAGAATTTTTACCCGATGTAGAACATTGGGCTATGGGAATGGGATGCTCATCATTAGAACTATGGGGAAGAAAAGGATGGCTAAAAATATTAAAAGACTGGGAATGCTCTTATCACGTTCTCACAAAAGACCTTAAAGGTAGGATGCACTGATGGCTAAAATCTGGAAATTTAATAGCGACGGTGACTATGGACTCTTTGAAGAGTCTGATCACGAAAAAGCCCACAGGCTTAATGTTGAGGCAGCCGAGAAGAAGAAGGATCCCCCGCCAGTAACCTATACACACGCCGCCCAGCCCGGTTTTATTCACGGGACTAATGTTTCGCTTGATTCAGCGGATGACCTATCAACACCCGAACATGAAGGCCATACTATTAGTGCGGAATTATATAAGGCCGTTCAAGAGGATGATGTAGATAAGTATACAAAAGAGAATGTAGAAAAACTAATAGAAAAAGAAAGTGGTAAGGAAATACAAAGCGGTCTTCTTGATATCACTATAAAACCCATTGCAGATAGTGGTGGATACACTTGGGTTGATGATGTTGCTCCGGGAGCAAGTTTTGAGTCAGGCGGTGGAATTGATGCCATAACTGGTAAGCCTGAAACTGATTTTTATAGTAGAGGTGCAGGAACAGTAGATCAGCATGACGCCTATCTTGATTGGAGAGATGCGGGTGGCGGTATAGCGTGGCCCGGTGGAGATCCATCTAGGACATTTGGTCGGGAGGGATCATGGGATACAGGACTATATGATAAATGGCTCGCTGATAGAGGTGGTTTAGAAAATGTTATTGATATGGTCAATTTGGGGAAGATCACATCTGGCGGGTTGGAGACTCAAGGGTTATTAAATTCTGGTTTGGGAAACAATTCAGGATTAGGAAGTAGAGGATACGGTGAATATTTATCAACCCCTTATCAACGTCCTGCACTTAGAGACTTCTCAGATGTAATGCCGGATGCTGGATTACTGCAAACCAAAGCTCAACAGGAACTTGCAGATCAACAGGGAATACTATATCAGCCTCAAGCATATGATTTTGGTTTAATACCTTATACGCAAAGATCGGGGTTAACTTCTGGTTCTGCCCCACCACCGGGTTCTGGT